GCCTGCCACAGAATGGACGACCGGACCAGTAGCTGCCAGCTGAACTAGCTGTCAGACTGCAGCCAGAGTTTCTCTATCATATCTTCTGCTTCGCTTGGATCGAGTTTCATCTTGATCGTGACACGGACGAGCCCGTCCTCTACCTGCTTGAGCCTGAATGAAGTGGGATGGTGGAGTGACTCCAGCACCTGGAGATCAAGTATCACCCGGCCGAGCGTACCCCGGATATCGTCAAGATCTACCTGCTCCGGATCAGCATGCTTGATGCGGGAGCGAATGTTTTCCAGTTCCTGGACCATGCTTTGGCTGTAAGGCATAAACCCATTATAACATACGTGCAGGGAATGAAGGGGATCGTGTGGCTGCGACGCTAACAGCAGATCAGGAGCTGGTCTACGCCTCCTTCCCGATCTCCAAGACCGAGGAACTTCCTGACGGTAACCTGCTCGTCTACGGCAAGGCTACTGACGGAACGGTAGATTCGGATCGTCAGGTAGTTGACGTGTCATGGAGTGCGCAGGCGCTCAAGCAGTGGCTGGACACTGGTGGGAACGTCCGGGTGCAGCACCAGCCTCAGCGTGACCCCGCTGGCAAGGGGCTGCAGATTGATGTCACTCCGGACGGGCACTGGGTGAAGAGTCTCATTGTCGAGCCGGTTGCGCAGCGGCTAGTCCGGGCTAAAGTGCTGACCGCCTACAGTGTCGGCATCTCGCGGCCCCGGATTGACCCGGACCCCACCGGCAAGGCAATGGGCGGGATCATCCGGGGGAATGCTGACACTCAGATTGTTGAGGTGTCCCTGGTGGACCGGCCCGCCAACAAGAACTGCGGCTTCCAGCTGGTGGCGAAGAGCGCAGGCGGGGAGCTGGACTGGGTGGGCAAGGTCTGGGGCGAGGAACTGCTGACGAAGGACGGGGGAGGTACCGCTACTCCTGCTACTGCAGATGACGATCCGGAAGACGTGCCCGACTACGACATGAAGCCCGACCCCGGGACCGAGCCTACCGAACCGACAGATGATTCCGAGACCGGCAAGGGGCAGGGGCAGGGGCAGGGACAGGGGCTGAACTACATAACCGTCAGCGTTGAACTGCCGAGCGATGTGTCGGTTGCGTTTTCTCCGGCCGACCTAGCCAAGCTGCAGACGTACGCACAGAAGCTGGGTGAGGAGGATGCGGCATTCAAAGTCGTTGGTGATGCCGAGGAAGCGTTCCTCGGGAAGGCGCATCGCAAATTCGGGGCACGGCGACGCAGGCAGCTAGCCGGATCCGGGAACGCACTTGCGGACGGTTCGTATCCTATCCCGGATGCGGATGCACTGCGCCGGGCATCAGTACTCGCGCGCAGTGGACATGGAAATGTGGCAGCCGCAAGGAGGCTGATCGCCAGGAGAGCTAAGGAGCTAAAAGTGCCCAATCCGCTCAGCGAAAACGATGCTGTCAAGGAGGAAGAGACGGTGGAAGATGTCTCCAAGTCCATGACTTGTGGCACCTGCAAGGGTCCTCTCACTGACGGCAAATGCATGAAGTGCATGGGGAAGGCTGCGGCTGCTGTTGAAGTAGATGATGCTGCCGAAAAGGGCATCGCCCAGATGAACCATGACGACAATGACACTGACAGCGACGCCGATGAGGATGAAGGCACGGACAAGGCTGCCAAGCCGAAGAAAGGCGGAAAGGGGAAGGGGAAGGGCGGAGGGGGGAAGCCGCCCTGGCTCAATAGTGATAAGGACAACGACGATGACGACGAAGGATCCGACGACAGCAACAAGGCGTCGATGCCTAATCCAGCGGATGGCGTGACGGGGATGACTGCGAACGCGGTACCAATCCACCGTGAGCCGGATGGCCTGGCTATTGAATCGTTCGAACACGATGCAGGAATGCCGACGGTGCCGGATTCTAGCGTCAAGTCTGATGCTGATGCTGATGCTGTCCCGTTCACCGAGATGGATGCAGCCCTGCGACTGAAGTCGATTGGCGTGGCGCATCAGCTCGGGGTACTGCACGACCTGTGCTGCCCGGTGTTTGCTCCGGGGGATGTTGCCAAGGCGCATCCCGATTCAAACTTTGACTCGATCGACCTCATGTTCTTCGCCCAGAAGGCGATGGACTCCGCTGCGGGCGGATCGATGGAAGAGGCGATGCGGGCTACCGCCCTGTGGACGCACGCGCAGACGCTGAAAATGGTTGGCGTGAGCGGGATGCTGGCGCTGCAGGAGGAAGCGCACAAGGCATTCCGGGATGCGAATCCGGGAGTGAGTTCGTTCCCGACGCCTGGTCACATCAGTGCCGAGCGATACCGGCGGGGGGACATCACCGCTGGCCATGCCGCTGCGAGTCCCGGTGCTGAAGGTCCGCACACGGCGGTCATTCCGTCAGCTGGCGGGATTACTGCTGAGCAGTACGGGCGCGGGTTCATCTCGGACGGTCACGCGGCGGATTCACCTGCGAACAAGGGAGCCGGAGTTCCGTCGTCTGTTGACTACGTGCCGACCATTCAGGAAAATGCGCGGGCGGCCATGCGGGCGATGCACGACCACGTGTCCCAGACGTTTCCCGATGTGTGCTGCATTGGTCCTGGTGACGGTGCGGGCATGCGGAATCCGGTGCCGGTGCCCGCCGGAGTTCCGGCGGTTAGTGCCGCACCGATTGGGCAGTCGCACAAGAGCGAGGCGGAGCCTGCGACTGCGACTGCGACTGCAGAGCCTGACGTTTTCAAGGGCGCTGTCGCGCCGGACATCGAGAAGGCGCGCAAGAAGATGCGCAAGAAGCTCGGCAAGAAGGTGCTAGCCGGGAAGATGACGGTCGACGAAGCGCGGGCGAAGATCGGGCGGAACGTAGCCCAGAAGACCGGCGGGCAGACGATGATCGTGAGCCCGATGGGCGGCGGGATGAAGGCCGAGGAGCAGCCGGAGGCTGTCAAGTCGGCTCGCCCGGAACCGCGTGAATTCCCGCCCGGTTACACGATTGGCGGACTGCCTGCTGCACCCGGTGTGGACGCGGATGTTTTCAAGTCGCTGCTTGCGGAAGCTGTCGGACCGCTGCTGGAGCGGCTTGCCGCGAATGAGGCGGTTATCCGCGAACAGTCTGATATGATTCACAAGATGGCGGACATGCCCGACCCCGGGGTTGCGGCATTCCGTGGGATGGCCTACAAGAGTTTGAATTCTGCTGGACGTCCGGGTGGCGTTCAGACGGTAGCCGAGATCGCGGAGCGTTCTCAGGCTGCTATGCTCCGCGAAATGGAAGTTACATGGCGGACAAGTGCGGATCCCAGGGAGCGGGAAGCTGCCTGGCGGTCGATCAACAAGATGCGAGGGTTCGAATCATGAGTTCGTTTATGACTTAGCTAGAAAAGAAGGAGGAGATCTGCATGGCAGATGTCCTGGAAGCTCCATCTCCTTCCCCTGCTGTGGGGGACTTCGGAGCGCCCGCGCGCGAGGCTGAGGCTTTGCTGAAGCAGCGCGGGCAGACCGGCGATGTGCTCAAGTCGCGCATGCCGGAGCTTGTCAAGGGGGCCGGGTACGCGCTCGGCAACAATGCGCCGCTGTCTGACTCCATGGAGATCATGACTAAGGCGCACCAGGCGACGATGGACCTGCGCACGGCGACGTGGAGCGGGTACAACAACAAGGCATCGGTTGTCAAGGGCCTGAACGGCGACTTCCTGTCGCAGCGGGGGTACCTGAAGACGGCACTGACTGCACCCTCGGTGGGGGAGCAGATGCAGCAGCTGTTTTCGATGCTGCCCGGCGGCGGGGACGCGCTGAAGTCGTTCACGGCCGGAAACCTAGGAATCGGGTCGATTTCGGGCCTGGTTCCGTTCGATCTGCTCGCCCCGAGCAGGCTTATCTATCCTGTTTACACGGTATTCCGCAACAAGCTGCCCCGTCCAGCCGGACAGGGTACCGCCCGGCAGGCCAAGGTCTTCACTGGTGTCTCGGGTTCCCAGACCGGCGGTCAGGGTATCATCGACATCTCGATTCCCGAGCTTGTCCAGGCGAACGGCTCGCTGTCGTCGACGGCGTGGCCGCTCAACCTGCCTCCGTCCGGGTCTCAGACTGAAGTAGACCTCAATATTCCGTATCGGTTCTTCGGACTGACGGAGAGCCTGAGCTGGCTGGCGCAGTTCGCCGGTCAGGGGTTCGAGGACATCTCAGCGCTGGCTAACCTCATCCTGCTGCAGGAAATGATGATGGGTGAAGAGTATCAGCTCCTCGCTGGTACCTCTGTCGCACTCAACGCCCCCGGCACCCCGACCCTCACGGCTCGGACCGCCGGGTCGAACGAAACCGGCCTGACCGGTGTCACCACCAACGTGTTCGTCGAAGTGACCGCGACCAACTACTTCGGCGAGACGACGGTGTCGGCTGCCGGGTCGGTGGCGGCTACCAACGGCCAGGTCGTGGACGTGCTCATCAGTCCGTCGCAGGGTGCGCAGTCGTATAACATCTACGTGTCGACCGGTTCTTCGGCTGGCACGTACTACCGGAGCGCGACTGGTGTCGGCGGGTCGCGGTACACAGTCCAGGGCGCGATCCCGACGTCTGGTCTCACGGCTCCGTCTGCGGACACCGGGACCGGTTCCAACACCCGGCTTGAGGGGCTTATCCCCACGCTGACGGGTAAGAGTGCCTCCACGACAGTATACCCGAACGGCTGGCAGGGCGGGTACTACAACGCCTCGGTCGGTACGCACCTTAGCTACAACGCACTCTACACGGCGCTAGACGCGCTGTGGGAGTCGGTGTTCACCACGCCTGGCGCATTCCGAGCGGACCCGGCGGAGATCGTCGGTGACGGCGGCGACATCATGCGGCTGTCGACGGACGTGATTTCTCAGGGTTCGGCTACCAACTACCGGCTCTGGCTGGACCAGGCGGACGTGTCGGGTATCCGGGTGGGTGCGGCGGTGTCGGAGTTCCAGAACCCGATCACCCGATCGGTCCTGAAGCTGGTGGTGCACCCCTGGATGACGCAGGGCACCGCGATGCTGATGACGTACCAGCTCCCGCAGACGTGGACGAATGTCGCGAATGCGTGGGAGATGACCTGCGTGCAGGACTATGTGTCTATTGCGTGGCCCGTGATTGACGCGACGTTCCGATACAGTATTTTCCTCTACGCCGCCTTGTGCGGTTACGCTCCGTACTACAGCGGGATACTGCAAGGACTTCAGGTGTCAGACACCACCCCCTACAGCTGATCTGTTTGCAGTTACGCACCTTAGTTCGGCTTG